CCAGCTAGCCTTAACACCACGCCGGTAATCTCCATAAAAATACCGGCGGTCCTAATGACCGACTCGCCCAACAAGCCAACAATGTCCAAAAACGGAGACAGAACGCTTGCGAGCGGATCGGCCAGTGCGTTGATGCCGCCAAGAATGTCAGCAAAGCCGTTTTGCATTGCCGCAGCACCGTAATCAAAACTTTCAAACAGCCCTGTGAACGGCGTCACAAGAGTTTGAATCAATGCGTCGCCAGCTTGCGACATTCGATTTTGTGATTCCTCTACGGCATGGCTGGCTTCAGCCAACTCGTAAAACCTGTCGGCGTTCACTTCGCTGAGCGCTAGCCCTAGTCGCTGGATGTCGTCGGCGGCCACGCCGGCGTCAAGCAGGCTCTGAATCTGCATGTCCTGAAACGACACGCCAGCTTCCCGAGCGCGTTGCTCAAGTTCATACACGGCGTGCGCGGTTTCGTAGGCCACGGCCTGTACGTCTTGCAAAACTCGTTGCACGCCTCCAATTGCGTCAACAAAGCCAAGCGCTTCTTGGGCAACGCCAGCCCAGTTGCCAGACAGAACATCAACGGCCAAGCCAGATAAATCGATGCCCTGCAATGCGTCAAAATAGTCGCTGGTTTCGGCAGCAGCGTCGTTCAGCGAGGCAAATTGTTTGACGGCTTCGTTGACGCCTGACGCCAGTTCTGCGGCGTTGGCCGTCAGCGTAAAACCGATACCTAAAGTTGACATGGCCTACCGTGTTAATTTCAGCAGTTCGGCTTCAATTTCTTCCGCCGTCATTGGCGGAACTTCAATTGGCATGAAATCTTCTTCTTTTGGAACTTTACCTTTGGAATACGGCGCAAGCGTAGCTGCAATCAATCTGGCCGTTCTCCTCCACTCATCTCCAAACGGACTGACAAACCTGTGATACGCAACCCACCACTTCAGCTCTTCAACCGTCATTTTGTCGTGAAGTTCTGCAAGCGTCATGCCGAGGTGCCCAGCCAATTTAAGTGAAAACGCCAGGCTGGGTTGGCTTTTCAGGATTTTCCCAACGCCTCGACCTCCTCGTCGTTTAGGTCGTTGTGTTTCTTAGCAAGAGAAAACAGCCGATTGCATACAGCGCCAGACAGCGGCTTGATTTGCTGCCAATCCGTAAACAGCGGAGTGCCAACCGCATCGCTGGCAAGCACGCGAGCCAAATATCGACTGCGAAAATCATCGACGCCTTTCTTCTCGGAACGCAGCACCTCAAGTTCCCAAGCGTCTCTTTCTCCAACGGTCATGACGCGGATGTATACGACGCCAGGTTTTCCCGTTGAATCTGGCCACTCTGGAACCTCGACGGGCAACGCTTTCGCTTGATCTGCGGCAAAAATCTGCTCTTTGCTTAACCCCATTAATCACCCTATCAACTTGAAGGTTGCGGAATACGTCTGCAGCTCGCCCACGCTCGCCTGCCACGACAGGTTTTCAAACAACGCAGAACCAAACGACCACGAAGCGCCGGGGCCAGTGATAGATAACGTGTTCGTCAAACCAACGTTGGTGACGGTCATGCCGTTGGTGCCGCGCACCGTCACCTGAACGGTGCCCAAGTCGGTGTCGGAGCGAGAGAACACCTTGTAACGGCTGGTGCTGGTGCGTGCCGTTGTCTCGACGGTGTCAGCAGAGACACCGTCCACCGACACGGAAACCACCTCGCCGAGCGTGACGCTTCCCCACGCAATCGTCGTGCCTTGCGATACGTTCGCCACGCCGGCCTCCCCGGCTCACGTTACCTTGAATGTGAGGCTTTGCTTGACGAGTTCGCCGACGCTGTAGGCCACGCTCGAGCTGGACACGGTGGCCGTGTAGGACACAGACGCAAACGACAGCGATCCAGAAGTGCCGATCTGCACAATGGTCGTGCCGTACGCTTCCACGGAAATCTCGTTGTCCTTGAGCGCTGGCGCCTGATAGATGCGGTTTGCCCCGCTGGCCTGGCCCATGTGCGATTGGTCAAGCAAGTCGCCGCCGGGCGTGACGGTGACGCTGGTGACCGTGTAAGTGGACCCGCTGAAGACGAAGTTATTGCCCTGCGAATCGGTTGCCATTTACGACATCTCCTGATGAATTGCGGGCGGCACGCCCTATCTCAAAACTAGGCGACAGACGGCAAATCCTTGCAGTTACGAGCGGTAGCGCTTGCGTGCTGTGGGGTTTTTCAACTGCTTGAGAGCGCCTTCAAGTCCGACCCGCAGCTCGGTTTCCAGATTGGCTTTCACGGTGCCCTCAACGGATCTCCATGCCATTCGCACGGGCAGACGTGCAGTTGAGCGGCCACGGTTCGCGCCGCTCTTGGTCACGCGCGGCTTGGTGCCGTACTCAACCAAGAACTGGTGGTATGACAAATCCTTGCGCTTGCCTCGGGCCGGGATCTTCCCCGAGCCCGGCTTGATGTACCCGACCATGCCAACGCCCACGCCGGCTTTTGGGTATCGCCTTGTTTTGAGAACCACAGCCCGGCGCAGGTTGCCGGTGGGGCCGACAGGCGTCGTCCGTTTTAAAGCCGCAACCGCCGGTTTGATTGCACGCCCGACTGCCGCACCTTGCGTTCTGGCGGCAAGGTTTTTTGGCAACGCCTCAAACCCGTTCCGCAGGTCGGAAACGTCTGGAAACTCCAGCACGATCATGGGCCGTGTCATCACGTGGCCTCATTAATGCGGAAATCGTATGTCTGCTCGACCGTGTAGTACGGCAGCATCTGGTCATCCTGCGGCATTTCCACGCCGTCCGATTCCCCCGTAATCGTTGTCCGCTGAATCGTCACGTTGGCCGTGGTTCCGGTCCAGTTGTCCACGGCCAGGCGAACCGCTCTGGCGATCTGCTTTACGCTGGTGTACGACGTGCCGTAGGTTGTCAGCTGCAGCGTCACCACAGGATTTCCGACGTTGCCGGTGAGTGATCGCGGCCTGTCCACGTTGGTCCGCTGGAACACCACCAGCGGCAGGGGCGTCCCGGTAGGGGCAATCAGCGGGAAAACCCGCTGGCCAACGAGCGACGAAACAGCCGTCTGGCTGGTCAGCCGCTGAAACAGGAATGCTTCCGGCGCTTCGGGCAGGCTCATCCGTCAGCCCTCTTTTCCGTGCAGATGATTTCCTGATGCCAGAGCCGGTCACGTTCAATGATCTGGCCAATCTCGAGCACCCGGCTCCGGTAGACGACACGCATCGCACCGTTGAGCCCGTCGAGATAGCGGATCTTCACGCGATGCGTCATGAAACCCACCGTCTCGGCAAACCGTTCGGTTTCGCGTGCGGACAGCGATTCCACCTCGGCCCACACCGTGGCAAACGTTGACCACGTCAGCACCGTCTCCCCAACCTCGTTTTGCGTTTTGGTTGGGGTTTCAATGGTCACCCGTGTCCACATGTCGCCGGCGTGGAGCGGCATTAGCGGTAGCTCCCCCAACGCAACGTGTCGAGCAGTGCTTTGACGCCAAACGGCACTTCCGAGAGCGCCACGTCTGTGGACGCATCACGGTTGCTCCACAGGTGGCTCACCAGCATTTTAACGGCGGCCTGCACGGCGGCTTGGTTTAGCGTGCCGTAGCGTGCGCCGGCGGATTCTGTCCAATAAAACGTTGGGCCAGCCGCCCACGTCACTTCTACTGCGTTTTGGTCAACCAGATGGCTGGGCCACGTTTGGCCGTACAGCGGACGCGCTACGCCCGGCGTGGAGTCGTAATCAACCCGGTACAGCGACGAAGACAGCGTTGTTAGAGACGACCCCGCCGTGGGCTTGTAGCGGATTGTGAGTGGATTAGGTTGACCGTCAAACGTCGGCGATGCCGGTGGGCGTGGCAATTCAATGTCAAGGTTGGGCACGGTGCCCTGGCGGCCTTCGATGTTGTTGCCGTCAGCCTTGAGCCCAAACTGAATCGGGCTGCCAATGGCCCCGTAAAACGAGTCCAACTCCATTGTGTACTTGGACTCTACGAATGTTCGATCGCAATAGTCCTCGGCCCACTTGCGCGCCGAGGTGATGAGCACAGATATCAGGTCATCATCGTCGGCGTTGTCGATGCGTAGGTGTAGTTTTGCCTCGGCAACCGTTACCGGCTCGCTGTTGGCCAACTCAAAACGAACTAGGCTGCGGTATCTCATTGACGGGCCTTCCTTCCTCGGCGGCGCGGGGCGTCTGCGGTTTCAACGGCTCGCCGCTCAGTCATTGCAACCTCGAGCAACGGCTGCTCTGGCTCGCTCACCAGCTCAACGGCACCGGTGGCCAACAGGCTCTTGGCGGGGCCGCGCGGGTACTCAATCACCGCCCCCTTGCTGTACCCGTGCATGGAGCGTGTGAATCGCAGCAAAACGTGGTCAGGTCTGGTCAAGGCTTGCCTCCCCGTGTTCGCGGCTTCCCCACGCTTCAGGCGGCCGATTGCCGCCCTTGGCCCAATACTGGCTGGGTGATTGGTAGACGGGCTTCAGATCTCGCCCTGGCCACGTCAGCTTCAACTCGGCGTGGCCAAT